ACACCAGTAGCATCTGATCTTGCAGACATTAAACCACTAAAGTCATCATCTCTTAATGCATTAGTAACAGAGCTAAAACCAGATCCAACTACATTGCCTGAAGTTGATCCCACAATATTTGATATAACATCTGGAGCAGTTGTGGATCTTGTACTATCATAAGTCGGCATACCTGTAGCGGTATAACCAGAAATTGTTTTTCCACCTCTGCTTAAATTTGCAATAGTGCTTGCATTCGATGAACCTGCTATTGAACTAGTGCCTTGCGAACCTGCAAGCATATCACCAATCTGGGAAACAGTTGCACCTTGATTAGCCATTTCAACTGCTTGATTTACAGTAGATTGACTTGCACCTTGTAGAGCATCAAAATTAGTACCAGCTACACCTGATCCCGCAGAAGATGTATAACCTATAGCTGCATCTGATGCAGTACTACCAGTTTTAGATACTCCGTTTATACCGAAAGTAGTTCCACCACCAGTGCTTCCACCACCACCAGTGCTTCCACCACCAGTGCTTCCACCACCACCAGTACTTCCACCACCGCCAGAGCTTCCGCCAGAATCTCCACCGCCAGAATCTCCACCGCCAGAATCTCCACCACCAGAGCCGCCGCCTTCGCCACCTATATCAGATCCACCGCCACCTCCAGAAGAGTCTCCTGGGTTTCCAACTTCACCACCAATATCAGATCCGCCACCACCTCCACTGCTGTCGCCACCATCGCCACCAAATAAGCCATACTTTAGCTCAAAAGGATCTACATAGTCTGCCACTGTGAAAGTGTGATTATCATTCCATATTTGTCTGTCGAATATCATTCGCAATCACTAAACCTATTTTTCTTACCGAACCATCTGGTCTTCGTCTTAACCAGTTGCAACGGTTAGTTCCAAGTTGTTGACTGTAGGGAACGAGATGACTTCTTAACCATCTACCTACAAACCCAATCTCCTTGTTTGGTGCGATTGCATCAATTACCCAGATATTGTTTCCGCTCTTCCAATCTTCAGACTGTAGTTTGCGACTACCTGATTTGAATGCATCTTGTACCTCATCGGATAAAAATGCCCAACTTCCAAATCCAATGATCTTGCCATCCCTGTAAAACAATCTAGCTAGATCATCTTCTAACGGTTTGATAAAAAGCCTTTCTATGTCTTTTACAAACCATTGTCTGTGAACCTCAGATCCCAGACATAATGTTAAAATACTCTTATAATCTACATTATTTTCTACTATAATACCAGACATAGACACAAATATACACTATTTTGTGTCTACTATTAAAGCGAAATCTAATATTTTTAATTCTCCTGTTGCTGTGCAAGTGAACTTAACACTAATACTTTTTGATCTATGAGGTATTGGTATATCGATAGGTCTCGTACTATCATTACTAATACCTGAAGTTGAAGCAAATCCATCATTCTCAGGGCGAACTGTAGTTTGTTGGAGTTGATTATTCTCACTATCAAATATAGTTACAACAAAGTCTGCCGTTCCGACAGCACGAATAATCAGACGTTTATAATGTTTATATGTATCAGGTGAACCCTGAGATAAGAGTGGAGTTCTCACACTCATACTGTTGGACTGTGTCAGTGATTGACCATCACCATATCCAGACGTGGTTCCCATTTGTAATGCTGATACTCCAGAAGACGTGTCTGGTCTGGCAAAGTAAGATCCACATGTACTGTTATGGGATGTAGTATTGCTAAAACTTAGATGACCAGAACGACCTGCTGATGGATCATAAGTAAATGTTAGTTTTGTAAAGGATGTGCCTGTAGAATTTTGTGGGAAGAAAATATGATACTGCCCAATCTCACCATCCCACACAGCATGAGGTTCAGTAAAACTGCCACTAGTTGGAACCGTATCTACTAAAGATTGATATAAGTCTTGTATCTCTCTTGTGAATGTCACGGTCTCAAGTGTCAAACCTGAAGCTGCACGTTTCAGACTGTGCACTCCAAATCTACTACAAAAGAATACATCCGTTCCGACATTGACTGCGGTGTTCCTACCAAAGATGCCTATAGGCACTCTAAAGTCTCTAGCTATTTCCCATAAATTTATATTTGTATCGGCTAAATATACTAAGGTTTCATTCTGACCAAAAACAACTAACTTATCACCTTCTAATACAGCAAGACCTTGAATAGTATCTCTAGAGGTAAATTGATTTTTTACATCAATAATACTGCCATCAGTTTGATTTGGTGTAGTGCCACTTGATGTATTAGTTCTCCAATTAACAAAGCTATCTTGTTCACTTACATGTATTTCTGTATCACGGTTTGGTATACCTGCAACGACTAAACGATTTAAAATATTTACAGCAAATCCACCTTTTGGATAAGAGCCTAAACTAGAAAAATTTGTTGAACCAAATCCACTGACGGTAGTGAATGCTGAACCATTAAAATGAAATGGATTATGACCAGACATAAACGCAAATTGTTTTTGATCGAAGTTAACAGTTGATATAGGTGTGATTGCAGTTGTGCTTGTATTAAATGCGGTGGATTGAGTTGCTGAATTAGATTTAATATCTATATTATTACCGTTAAAAATATATCGAACTAAATCTCCAGCACCGTAATGTCTTATATTATAATGCTTTTCAGTATTACCTGATAATTTATTAATACTTGGACCTTTAATTATCTGACCTCTAAAATCTATATAAGCATCAGATAGTTCTACTAAAAACCTTTCAGACATATTTGAAGGACTTGTGACAGTGTCTAGTCCTAAAAATCTATTATATGAAAAAAGTTTTCGAGCCATTAGGTGTACTCATTTATTTCAACTGTAAGTGCCCCTTGAATATTTGTTAGTGAACCAATCCAATTATTAAGAGTGTTTGTATATATCCCACTCCTTAAAGTAATAAGACCTGTATTATTTGTGTCAGTGTCATCTATAGAGTAATAACTCTTGAGACCCTCAATCATAACTTCATCATCAATTGCTCTATGATTACCAATAGCAGTGTATCTTTTAATTCTTGTTTTATATGGGTTAGAAACAGATACGTTAGATACAGTAGTATCGGCTGTATCCGCAATACGGTATGTACCTGCAACCGTACTTCCACTTACTGTCTTGGCTCCTAATACAAAACTATAAAGATCAGAGCCACCATGTCCTGCTCCTGTAATCTTTACTGGTGTGTAAGTGCTAAAGGTTACGGTACCAGATGATACGATTAACTCATTCGTACCGCTAGTTATAGAACCTGTTTGATCATCGTAAGAGTTATCTAGGACATCAAGAAAAGAGGGGTGTCTATTAATATCTGCAACAACTCTGTTAGCATAATTTAAAAATCTTTCGCCTTCTAAATTTTTTAAAACAGTTGGACTTGATTCACCCATTTCCCTTAATGCATCATCAATTAATTCTGATAATGTAGAAAATTGACCTGTACCAGATCCGCCTGAGTTATAGCTAACCATTACTTACCTCTAATTCTACAATTTTTCCTTGTCTGAAAAAGACATGTCTTCTTAGACAATCTGCTTCTTTCTTGCCTATGGCAGCTTTACCATCTTGAAATTGAATTTTATAAGGACCCGCATCAACGATAACACTTGTTCTAGCGGGAAAGGAAAAAATGCTTAATTCTTTATTTTGTTTAGCCTCGGCAGCAAGGTCTTGCATACGAGGATTATCTTTAATTGTTTGAACTTTTCCATTCACAATAATAGCATCTTCATCACAAAAGATATGAGATCTTCTATAGAGATGATGTTGTTTAATTTGTTCGGCTAATTTTAAATCAACTTCTAATTCACCACCGTGGAATGGATATACTTTTCCATCAACGGTAATTTCCATATTTGGTCTTTTAGCAAAAAATTTAATGGTTTTTTTGGGTGTCAATCTTATCTCCTGTAAGTTTAAAGAGAACCACCATAAAAGATGGTTCTCTAAAGCACATAGATAATTCTATGTTAATGAAAACCAACCAGTGATGATAGCATGTGTCTTTTCTTGAAGAATTTCTAAACCTGCTTCTGTTAGATATTCGTCTGTGACACCATCAACACCGTTGCCCTGACGATCTTTCAACAATTGAGTATCGTCAACGTATCTATATCTTAAATCCTTAGTATCTAAGATAATTGCATCGTACTGAGCACCTGGGATCTGTCTGAACATTGGATGAGTTTTAACTTGTAATGTACCTGCAAAAGTATTGTAAGTAGTAAAGTTAACACCGTATGAATCACCAGTTCCAGTGCTGTTGATTTGATATCTTGACTTAGCTAGTGTCTGTAGGTGCTCTGCAACCTTCCATCCACATAACATTAACTTTTCAGATGAACCGAAAGCAAATGCTTTTTCTGCCAAGAAAGTATCAAACTCAGCTTCTGTTAAACGGTTAGCGTTAGAGTTAGCAGCCGCATCTTCTACGTTAGTAGTAATAGAATTAAAGATACCATCAGTGTATCTTTCTGGCATACCTGCGGAACCTGCTACGATGTCCTTTTTACCGAACAACATTGCTCTTTCCATTCCTACCATATGCTCTTTTAAAGCATCACGAGACTTCTCTAAATACTGATCTCCAGTTCTGAAGTTAGTATGCATAGCAGTTCTTGTGATTGAATATGGTGTTCTGAAAATTTGGCAAAAGTTCTCGGTGCTTGATGCATCGTAACTTACTGCTGTTGGAGTGTCACCACCTTCAGCATTACCATTTCCGACCATGAACCATGTGTCGTTAGCTGCAATAGCTACACCTGTTCCACTGTTACCAACACCTCTTGTTACTGTAAAAGTTGTTGCAGTTGGTGTTGCAGTAATCTTAGCAACTTCACCTGTTCGGTAGTTCCTAATTAACATTCCAACACGGAAGAATGCAGCATCTGCGGCAGCAGTTGCGGTTAAAGTTGTAGCTGAAGTACCTGATACAGCACCTGAGTGAGTAAAGGTAAAGCTAGGTAGATCCTTCCTAAAGTTATGGAATTCTGGATCGTCTGTTGCTTCTGATGGAAGCATTGAGAGAA